AAGTCTCTGCCTTCCGCCGTGCGATGGGAGTTCCCGAGTCGTTGGAGGAATACAAGTTCGCTCCCGAGGCACTCCCCGAAGGCATGACATGGAGCGACGACATGGCGAAGCCCTATGCCGAGATCGCCCACAAGCACGGCATCCCACCCTCGGCCATGAAGGAACTCGTCACGCAACACGCGAAGACCGAGATGTTCAAGCTGGAGGCGATCCAAGCGACCTACGAGAAGCAACGCACCGAGGCCGTGGCGACCCTGCAAAAAGAATGGGGAAATGATTTCGGAAAAAACATCGGACTCGCCAAGCAGGCCGCGAAGATCGCCGGGGTCGATGCGAACTCGCATGGGTTCAGTGATCCCGAGGTCGTGCGTGGATTCGTTCGCATGGCGCAAATGATGAGCGAAGACAAGGTCGGTCGCTCGATGGGCGGCACGGAGTTTATGACCGGCTCGGCCCGCGCCAAAGACATCATGTCGAACCCCGACAACACTTGGCACAAGCGATACATGGAAGGCGACCGCGAAGCCGCCGCGCTCGTCACCTCCTTGCTCAAGCAGGGATGAATTTCCGCAGGGTGGAGAAATGGTATCTCACCAGATTCATAATCTGGAATTCCGAGTTCGACTCTCGGCCCTGCTAATTTTTGACTGATACCACGGAGTGTGCTACACACTCCTTCGTCAGAGCAGACACCTCCTCGTTGAGCCTGCTCCCTAATACCCGCCGCCGCTGACCCCTCACGGGACACTCGGAAAAGCGAAGGGAGCAGAAAAACCATCAGTTTCGACTGATACCAACTCAACCCAATCAACCAAGGAGGCCAAAATGGCTAACAATGTTCTGACCACTATCCCGAATCACTACACGACCCAGTTCGACGCGAACTGGAAACACCTCGTTCAACAAAAAAATTCCCGGCTGAAAGAATATGTCACCGTGGATTCCATCGAAGGTAAGGAGAAATCCTACAACACGATTGACACCGCAACGATGGCTGAAATCGTGGACCGCTCGGTGACAACCCGTATCACCGATCAAACCTTCGCCAAACGCTGGGTTCGCACAAAGGAATACGACACCGCAAAACTTCTCGACGAATGGGACGAGGCCAAGCTCGGCGAAGTCGTCCTGCCAACAAGCCCCATCGTCCAATCCCACGGTGCAGCTTATGCCCGCACTTGTGACACCGTCATTATCTCAGCCCTCGGCGGAGATTCCATGACAGGCACAACCGGCCTCACCGCAGTTCCGTTGCCTGCTGGCCAAAAGGTCGCTGTCAACATGGTGGAAAGCGGAACCGCTGTAAATTCCGGCCTCACCATCGCCAAGCTCCGCCGCGCCAAGTTCATTCTCGACGCCGCTGAAGTGGACGAGGAAGAGGAGCGCATCATTGTGGTTTCGGCTCGCCAACTTCAAGACTTGCTCCGCACGACTGAAGTGACCAGCGCCGACTACAACACGGTTCGCGCCTTGGTGGACGGAAATGTGAACACCTTCATGGGTTTCAAATTCCGCCGCACCCAACTCCTTGGCCTCGCCTCAACGGTTCGCTCCTGCTTCGCCTATGTGAAGAGTGGCATCGTTCTCGCGGAGCGTGGACTGAAAACCTACATGGATGTCCGCACGGACCTCTCGCACTCCCTTCAAATCCGTTCCGTGGCCAGCCTCGGTGCTGTCCGTATGGAAGAGAAGAAGGTCGTCGAGATCGCCTGCGACGAAGCCTAATTCCCGCACCCCGCTGGCAGACCGGGAAATGTCTGCCGCCCATTTTTTCAATCTGTGATCTGACCGCTGCTCAATGACAGACATCCAAATCTGCAACCTCGCTCTCGCCCGCCTCGGTGATTCCCGCATCACCGCACTCACGGACGCGACCGCTCAGGCTCAGTATTGTTCTCTGTTCTACACGCAGACGGTCGATGAACTCCAAGCCGAGTTCGATTGGCAATTCTGCCGCAAGCAAGTGAATCTCACCAGCGGCACGGCCCCGATTTCTGGCTACTCCGTTCAATACACTCTGCCCACAGATTTCCTGCGGGCGCTTCGTTTTGGGAATGTCGATTCCAACGAAAACTTTGGCGTGTGGGAAATCATCGCCGACAAAATCCACACCAACCTCTCTTCCCCGGTCGCGCTCGATTACATCGCGTCCGTGTCCGATCCGGCAAAATTCCCGGCGTTGTTCGTGGAATTACTGACGATCAAATTAGCCGGACTCCTCGCCATGCCGCTGACCGGCTCGAAAGACCTTTTCGGCCAAATGGCGGAAATCTTTGGCGCGACCATGCAGAAGCCCGGACTCCGCTCGCTTCTGATCAACACGCAAGCGCCCAAGACCACCACCTCGGCGGCCAATACCGTCACGGAAATCTGCCGACAGGCCATTCTTCGGGTCGGGTCGCTGGAAGCTTTCAAGCCCTACGGGGAACCCATGCTCCTCGCGCAGTCTCTTTACGAGCAAACCCGCGATGAACTACTCGCCGATTTCGAGTGGGCGTTTACAAGGGCGCAGATTTCCTTAAACAAAGACGGTCAAAGTCCTACCAGCGGATATGCTCACAGATACGCTATCCCAGCAGGAACCGGAAAAATAATCCGAATCAACAACATCGATGATTCGGAGAATTCCGGCCAATGGGAAATTGTTGGAAATTACATCCACACAAATCTCGGACAATCCGGCATGGGGCCGTTCCCTGCGACTTATCCGATCATCATCGATTACACCACCAAGATCACCGATGTGACCAAATTCCCCCCCATTTTTGTTCAAATCCTCACCCTAACCCTCGCACTCAAATTGTGCGGCATCATTGAATCCAAATGAAATACGAATCACTCTTCCAAGAACTCCAATTCCTCATGGCAAAACCGGCCTTGCTGGAGTCCATCGAGTCGGTCGCCAACTATAGTGGCACCCTTACCGCAACCGCTTCGGAACTCATCCGGCAGGCGATCCTTCGGGTTGGCAATGCGGAGACCTACAAGAATCAAGGCCAACCGTTTGTCTTCGCCGCGAAATTCTACCAACCCACGGTGCTGGAAATTCTTTCAGAGTTTGATTGGCGGTTTGCCCGCCAGCAAGTGGGCGGCGTGGCAAAAACAGGAACTCCTGTGACAGGCTACGATAACAGCTATCCAATCCCTAGCGGGTCTTTGAAAGTCATGCGAATCAATGGCATTGATTCGGCGGAAAATTTCGGCACTTGGGAGGAAGTCGGCGACAAAATCCACACCAATCTTGCCACCACGATTGCCATTGATTACATTGCCCTGCCCGCAAGTGATACTAGCTACCCGGCGATCTTCAAGGAAATGGTCGTGGTCCGCATGGCTTACAAGTTGGCTATGGCCATGGGCTTGAGCGATCAAGCTATCGCGGCCTCCAAGGAATTTGAAATGCTGACCGAGCGGTCAGCTTTGAAACGCGAGATCGAATCCATCGCGGACTCGATGGCAACCAATACCATCACCACCCGCACACAAGTCAGCAAACAAGCCATCATGCGGTTGGGGTCTTCGGAGACTCTCATTAAGCAACCGATGGTTTTTGCCAATTCCTTCTATGACCAGACTCTGGAGGAACTGCTTTCCGATGTGCCGTGGGCGTTTGCCAAAAAGCAGTTGAGCATCACGGCGGATACTACCGCGCCAGCGCAGGGATATTCTCGCAAATACCTTCTCCCGACAGACTTTTTGCAAGTCATCCGGGCAGAAAACATCGATTCTTCCGAAAACTTCGGACAATGGGAGATCGTTGGCGGATACCTTCATAGCGACTTGGGAAGCTCGACCGGCGTTGCCATCGGGGAAAAAGTCAAATTCATTAACCTGCCTGCCGGTTCAAATCTGAACACCACGGAGACATACATTGTTTCCGGCAACCCCAGCGGGAACACATTCAATATCACCACTCTTACCGGCGGAGGTATTGGCATTGCCAATTCCTCGATCACCGCAAACACATCGAAGGTGGTGCTGGTTAGTTCGGGGGCTGAATTCACCCTCTCGTCTCTTGTTAGCGGGACATTCACCTATGTCGGCGCAGCCGCATCGGCGAGCATCAAAATCGACTACACTTGGAAGCAAACCGATGTGACCAAGTTCCCTCCTCCTTTTACGGAAGCTCTGATCTCCCGCCTCGCGGCCAAGATTTCCATGCCGCTCACGCAAAAAGGCGAAATCGCACAGGCGATGGCAACCCTTGCCATAGAAACGATGATGCGCCCAAGCATCCGCATTCTCATCGAGAAATCCGCCAAGCCTCGCACCACCACCGCCGCCAACTCGGTTTCCGAAATCTGCCGCCAAGCCATCCTTCGCGTGGGCAGCGCCGATTCGTTCAAGCCCTTTGGCGAACCCATGGCGCTGGCGACCAGCCTCTACGACCAGACCCGCAACGAAGTGCTGTCGGACTACGATTGGCAGTTCGCCCGGTCGCAATCCACCATCACCGCCGATGGGCAGGCTCCAGCATTCGGCTACCTCAGACGCTACGCCCTCCCCACCGGCACCCTCAAGGTGCTTCGCGTCAACGGCGTGGACGAGGACGAGAACTTCGGCAAATGGGAGATTGTTTCCGGTTACATCCACACGAACGAGGTTTCGCCCATTCAAGTCGAGGCTATTTCCATCGTTTCGGATGTC